ATGAAACAAAATTTTAAAGAAAACTCTAAGACAGCCTTTAGTGAAGAAGAAATTGGAATCAACCTAAGATCTATTTTCGAATTCAACTATTCCATTGGAGAAACGAAACTGGAAATTTTCAAAGAGGGTTATGAGCTCTTACTCCATTTTCAAAATTCAAAAGAACCGAACGAGAGAGGGTTTGTGATCTATGAAGACGACTCCTACTTAAATATCGAATTCGACTTTTTGAAATTCGTTGAGGAAAATGACCTTCATGGAAATTACGATGAGTTCAAAATCCGTTTTATAAATGCTTTACTGGAAGCCGGAGTTCAAGTACAGAATGAATACTTGCTAAACATTAAAGAAATTGAAATTACTAAAAAACTGTATTTTCTCGTGGAATCTTTACCTTACATAGAGAACACTTTTGACCAAATGGAAATTAGGGATTATTCAAAAGCAAGACAGGATGATAGTTGCCAGTTTGAAAATAATGACTATACTTTATCATTTATTGTATCTCCTTCTGAGAAAACACCTTTTTCAGGAGCAATAACCATTCTAATGCAACTGAAATTGAAGAATGCAAATCCGATCGAATATGATTTGGGCTCGAATGCACAGTTCTTCTCCTGGGATAGGCAACAAATGTCCTCATTATTTACCAGACATTTAAATTTGCTCATCGAGTCCTTTGATGAGTTGGATGCAATTGGTATGATAGGCTATATTTTGAATTCTCTTGATGCAATTGATAAAGAAACGAATTTCGATTATGAATTAGTTCTCCCTCGACTAAAATTAATACCAGCAACGAATCTTACCGAAAATAATTCAGTCGATGATTTAACTTTGGACGATTTGGCTGTCCCAATTCAAAACTTTCAAAAAGGATTCGTTGAAACTTTGCACTTGATTAAAGCGAACAGAGAACGATGCAAAATAATTTGCAAGCAGGTCAAATCTTATCAAAGGGTTTTGGAGATATTTAAGGAACAGTTATTTATGAAGACCCAAAAAGCCGTCGGAGAGTGACGTAATCGGCCTTTTGTCAGTGATTGAACAAGATACATTTTTGAACTAAAGCAAAAGGCCGTTTTTAAAATGACTATCGATCATCTGTATGATCGCGATAAATATCGTTGAGACAAATAATAGTAAAGACTGGGTGAGTCAACTCCCCCTGGCTTTCAAAAACATCCCGAGCTTCTTGAATGCCATCCACGTGGATCCAATTTTCTCGTCGGACTTTATTACCTTCAATGATTTTAGCGAAGATTTGGAAAACATGCTTATCTTCGGTAGTCTTTACGTAAACCTTACACTCCTTCGATTTCAACAGATCTCTCTTAAAATCCCAAGGAGAGCCTTTGGTAGTCTCAGATTGTAGAGTTAGGCTTTGATAACGCTCTATGGCGCTTAAAATGGACTTAAACTGCGTTATACCTTCTTGGGATAACTCTTTCCATCCGGTGCCTTTTGATTTACCCATATGGAACTTTCATTTCCGCTATTGGGAAAGTTTACGAGAAAAAACTTGAGTGGCATAAGCTAAAATAGAATCGAAAATTGAATAGCGAACATTTCCTCAATAGCTTGCGAAGGCGGAAAGTAAAGGGCAAAAATAACCATAGTTTTTTACCTACCCTTTTTCTCAAAATCACTCTGAGAAAAAGTTTCAATAATTTAAGAAAAAAAATCTTATCCCAAGATTTGAATATTCAATTCATATAAGATGACTTTACAAACATCGCCTGCTATCTGAAAAAAAGTGGTTAACTTTTTTCCATTATGATTTTGAGAAATAGAAAGTTTCCCATAGAATAGATATATGAAATCAAAGTGATTTCTAATATTTCTTCGATTGGAATTCGATGAAATATTACATTAGAGTAAGGAATATAGCGGAGCAATTGTTTCTGCCAAAGGAGTTCATTATGAAAGAAATAATATCGTAAACGTTGGTTATATCAACAGTAAGATTTAATGTAACCTAACGGAGGTACAATATATGAATAAAATCACAATCACAGAATTGTTAAAGCGGTCTGGTTGGACGAAAACTGCTCTTAAAAAAATAGGCCATTTAATAAAGCCATATCCCATTCAGATGAAATCGAAGGTAGTGACTTACTTTGACTTTAAAGAAGTTCTTCGAGCCGAAAAGACCGTCACTTTTAAAAGCTTTGTTGCTTCGAATAAAGTAAGAACTGACGCTGCTGCTAAAGCTATAAACACCATGCGGATAGACGCAAGTAATTATGGCGAATCTTGCAAAATAAAAATTAAAAAAATCTCTATCGATAGACTGGAAAAGCAGTCGAAAGATATTTTTAAAATAACATTTGGTTCGAAATCGTTTCAAGATTTAGTGAAAAATCCAAACGCACTTCAGAGTATAGTATTGAATTATATTCGAGAACATTTAACAACTTTCAGTATTGATCCTAATGAGTTCTACGGAAAGGTTGGATATAAAAAAGGGTATGAGATTTTATTTAATCGAGTTAGGGATGAAGCATTTAAAATATATCCTTGGTTGGACGACGAATACTACCAATACTAAGAAAAATCACTCTTGTTTACCCCCGGAAGTTAACATGAATGGTTTGATGTGGCGAAAAGGAAACATGCGAAGATTCTAAAAAGATTTGGTTGGACTTGATCGATGCATAGATCAAGTCAGCCAGTAGTTAAATAGTGGCAGAGCAAATTAGCTTTACTTTTCATTCCCAGGTAAGGTGCGTTGAAGCATTATAAAATCGTTTAGTATAATATTTTGATGTTGTAATAGGATTTGAATGCCCCAATGTGAGCTGTGCAGCTATGGAACCTGATGTCTCTAATAACTTAGTACCGGCCGTATGACGAAAACTATGCGGGTGTACACGTTTTCCTGAACAAGTGTTCACATTCCAAGAATTCACAATCAGCTGAAGTCCACGAGTGGAAAGATTAGATCTCCAATTTTGATTTCTTAGTGGAAGAGATAAAAAGAAATAATCAGATTTCAAGTCAAATTTTGAATGATATTCTTGAATAGCTTTTAAACAACTTTCTGAAATAACTGAATAAGCTATTCTACCTCCCTTTTTTACATACCGAGCAAGGGTCTCATTTGTTGGTGCTTTAAGCAAATCTGAAAATTTTAAATTTACAGCTTCCTTAGCCCTCAAGGCCGTCTGGCTTAATATCAAGAATATTGCAAGATTTCTATAATCCCGCTCGGAGACTGGGTTTGAAAATTTTCGAGTTAGATAGCTCATGGTCTCATCAGTGAGACCTTTTCCAAACATTGAATATTCATTACTTGTATCTACTGGTGTCCGATTTCTATTATTTTTATACGTAACAAAGTCTATTATTTTTGGGGCTGAATTCAAAATTGTATCCGATCAAGTAGTATAAGATTGAAAATATAAGAATATTCTGAAAAGGGAAAGTGAATTTTGTTTTTGTTTTAATGTTCAATATCAAGAAATTAAAGAATTGCACATTGCCGAGATAAAAACCTTTGAGTGTCTATATAATTTTCTAAAAATTGAAATCGATCTTGAGCAACCTAAACTAAGAAAATATCTACTTTCCGAGATTGTGGTTCAAATTGAAATTATTGTTTACAAACTTCAATAGGTTTTCCCATTTCTGAAAACTTCCCGAAAACGGAAGTTGAATAGGTTCGCTTCCTTAAATCAAAAGAATATGAAAGGTTGACCGCAAATATTTCTAAGTACAGTTATATAGGTATTGGAAAGAAAGTAAGACGCCGACCAATACCTATTTAATATAACATTCCGTTAAGAGAACACCATCAATGGAAATTAACTTTTCAAATATAAGAACACAAAATGGAAGTCAAAATTCAGGTTTTGAGGAATTGATTTGTCAATTGGCTCACTTACAGCGTCCGAATAATGGAAAATTATTTGTAAGGAAGGAGGGTGCTGGTGGAGATGCAGGTGTCGAGTGTTATTGGGTTCTTGATGATGATTCTGAAATAGGTTGGCAAGTTAAATACTTTCCCGACGGACTAAATTCATCTAGCTGGCAGCAAATTGATGAATCATTTTCAGCAGCATTAGAAAAACACCCGAATTTGAGTCAGTATATCGTCTGTTTACCTATTGATAAAACAGATAGCAGAAAGAAAGGAAATAACGGTAAGTTAGTAGTTTCTGTCGAGGATGAATGGAAAAAACGCGTTCGAAAGTGGGAAGGTCAGGCAAACAAAAAAGGTCGAGAAATTAAATTTTCATATTGGGGAAAGCATGAGATTGCTACTTTACTTATTTGCGCGCAACACTGAAAAGCGAAATGCGCGCTAACTCCTAAACTGAAGTAAGTTTACTTTTATAAAACTCTTTTTGCAAACACATAAGGAAATCCAGAAAGACCGCGAGCATCAGTAGTTTTTCCTGTTCGCGGTGTTCCGTTACCAGAAGCATCGGCGATCGGATCTAATACGGTAACAGCGGAGTTACCGATTAAGCTCGTTCCTGAACCCGAATAATTGTCCGGATGAATCAAATCAGCGGATTGTGAGGGAGTCGCATGACGGTGACCCTGAAATCGATCCCGTCGTCTCAAACCACCTATCCAATCAGAATTCGAATCCATAACGGCGACGAACCCGCGCCCCTGCATTGCAAAATGTCGAACTTGTGTAGTCACAGTGGTTCCGGGAACAACATCCGGAACGCGATGTTTGTAAAATCTCAATTTCACACCTGAAAGAGATCCACTCGAATTAGATGCTGAACAAGAGAAGGAAATTGTTCTACTTGCTGACGAAAGAGCGGTCATGGAGAGAGTTGAGTTGGTAGGGATCGCACCGATAGCCTGTAAAAGCGTGCCAGTCATCCAATTTGTAAAGGATCCATGAACAAGGTTATCCTCGACGAGCGCGTCGATCATCTTTTGACAAGCCGTAGTATTGGCAAAGGTCACGGTAAGAACGTTACTAACAATCGTATAGCTCGTTGCATCAAAATCCGTTACGTTTGTCCCGAGAGGATCATATCTAAAGGGCTTATTTAGCCAGAGAGTTACGAGATCGGGCATTCCTCCGGAACCGGTCGAATTGATAACCTGATCAGGATTAGCGAGGCAAAAAGCAGGAAAATCAATAGAAGGTGTTTTGATATCGTCCATCCAAAACATTTCTCCAACGAACTTACGTTCCTGTTTGAAAGTAAGATCCGTGAAGTTTTTAAAAAAGAGATAGACCTGATTGATTCCTTTTACCAATTTCAGAGGATTGTTCACGTCCGGATTTATTCCTGCAATAATATCCGTGTGTAGCTCTGTAACCTTTCCAGTTTTGATTTCAGCATCAAGTTTTGAATCAGTGATTATAGAATCTTTGAGGTTGTGACCTTGTAGTCCCCGATAAGAGCGAAGATCAGTTCCGAGTGTCACGACACCGGCACCGTTTGAGGTAATCGCTCTAAGGGGAACGTCGCCCGAAACTAAAACACCTTGTCTTGCAATGATCTCGAAAGAATTTGTTTTCCAGATAACTGGACCGTCACTTGGCATATTAGACGGACTGGTATATTCCGTTTCTAAAAACTTGTGTCGTGCTACGATTGTGCAGGTCGTATTATTTGGAACGACGATGTTCGCGGTAGCCGGAATTTGAATTCTCTTCCCTTCCTCATCGTAAGCTATCAGCGTATCGATCAGATCAACATGATTTGCACCTGAACCAATAACGATCGAACCGCCACACTCAACACCTGTTCCAAAATGATCCATATCTCGAGTTATGATTTCATTCGATTTGGATTCTTGTTCTTGCTTCCAATCTTCCGGAAATACGCGTTTGTTTACTGTTGGGAATTGAATACCTGAAAGTTTATCCATTGTCTTGGTCTCCGAAAGTTGGGAATACAATTTCTATTGCTTCGAGCTCGTTATAAAGAATTGTGGGATTTGTTTTTGCGTTGATTTCAACCTGAGCGATCAATTCGCGTTTGATTCTTTTACAGGTTCCGTTGTATAATTCATACGCACTCGCACGCTGTAAGATCCGATTTGCAAGTTCCGTGATGTCATCAATCTGATCCGTCTTTGCCTCTGCAACAAGGGCAATACAATTCGGTTTATGTAGTTCTTTAACTTCATCAGGATAAGAGATCCAATACTTAGCCTGCGGCGCAATAATCGGCCAAGACAATGGTTCATGTTTTGGATATTTAGAAAGAACCGATTCTATTGCTTCATCAAATTTAAGATTGATCTGATCGATTTTCTTTAGTTTGTATTGTGGGATCGAAAGCAAACCAGCTTTCATCAGTTCCAAATCATCCTGCGGAATGAGTTCATTATCTGAGACTTTCATTCCAGGAGGGACAGAATAGATTCCTTTTTCAGCTTGTTCTTCAAGAGAAAGCTCTATCAGATTACAACCGACAAGTTTAAATCCGATAGGAGGAAAGGTATCACCAACCTGAATTTTCTTTTGTTCATCTTCAGATTTACCGCGATTTTGAAGTTCAACATCAAGACGTAGTTGGTCTTCCATTGAAGCTGGATGTTCTTCCAGCGTGGTGGAAGAATAGACGAAAACCTTCTGCATGATTGCTCCCTAACTTGGAGCGGCTGAGTAGATGTGGCGATTTATATCGCTCTATATTTAGAAAATCGAATATTCACAAACCCTTTCGGCTCGTCTGGTATGGAATTTCCCGGTTAAGGTGCCTCCCATTACAAACGGGTCAAACGTTCCTTGATCTTCCCAAAGTTCAGGAACATTTCCACCCACATTCACGTTATCCATTGCATTTCTCAATCCATTTCTGTCAAAGGAATCCGGAAGTTTCGGAAAAAGAAAACGATAACGATGGAGAATGTATTTCCGGCTAATCATTCGAAGACTTGTTGGTCCCCCCATAAAAAAACCGTTCTTTCCCTCTTCCGAAGAATAGATTTTTAGATAAGAAATTTGATCGGAAGAAAGGCCGGTAGCATATTGAAGAATTTGTCTTTTGGTCGCGACCGTCGGTTCAGCCATTTTGAAAAGTTTGGCCAGGAGAAGACGATTCCGATATGAATCATCCGATTCTCCAGGACGCTTATCCATTCCGTAGCGAACTCCCCATAAAGAAAGGCCTAACGTGTCAGAGGTTTCGAGCCAAAATTGACGGTATAACCAGTTGAGACGAGACGCTCTTTCTTCTAAGATCGATAGGATGGATTTTAACCCTCTATACCACAGACTCGAAGTTCCTTGTCTTTTAATAAGAGACCTTAGATTATTCCAAACATAGGAGTCGAATTCAAAAGAGAAACGGTCAGGCATAGACCGTTCCTAAAACTTGAAAACTCGGTCCTGCACTCGCAAGAGATCCGGGTGGAACATCGACGTTTCCAAGTGGATTGAAATCAACTTCGATACAATTTGGAAGTGCTTGATACATGCTTTTGAGTTGAGCGTCGATAAAGTCCTGCCCTTCAGTAAGGGAAAGGAAATATTCATCTTTTATCTGATCGAGGATACTTTGGGAAGGAATCGTATCCGCAGAAGAAAACTTGACGGTTACCGTTTTGTTTATCACCGTTTCATTGATATTCTCAACCAGAACGTGAGCAACACCGCCGGGATCGTTCTCTTCAGCATCGAAATGGATTTGAACCTGATTCAGTTGAGAAGGAGATAAGGTGCCAACGGATCCTTGTAGAAGAATCTTCACTTCTCCGTCAGTCCCTAAGAGTTTTGCACTTTTGAAGATTGCTCGTTTCACAAATGCGAAACTTTCAGCTTCGGAAAGATACCAAGCAGGCGTCCATTTTGAAGAAACTCCTTCTGCAGTCTTCAATCTTGCACGTACAGAAGTGATCGTTTCTCTAAACTGACCTTGTTGAACCGGATCCGACTCAAGATTGATCACATAATCAATTCCTTCGGGAGGACTATCGATATTTGCGATCGAACCGGGAACCACGTTTCCGATCGGGCCTTCAACGGTGCATTGTGCGAAGGCTTCTACGGTAAACTTACCTTGAGCGTCCGCTACGATTCCAGCCGGAAGTTTTACCGCGTCCTTGATGAAGAATCGAACACGTTGCGCTTCATTCCCGAGTGTAGTGAGAATGAGTGTTTGAGGAATATCCCGATCGATGAGTGGTTGAGTCGAAGATCCGATTCTTACCTTGACGATTGCAGGAAGAGCTTTTTTCCATTCCATTCCACGACGAATCAAGTGCTCGTGGAGGTCTTGTTCCTCGGCTGTATGCGGATGAATTGCTTTTTGAATCGAAACCAAATCCGAATCGATGAAAAGAAATACCGCGTTTGATACCGCTCTTACGAGAGAGAAAGTTTTGGAAAGAGGACTAAAGGCATGGTTCTTAAAAACTCCAGACGCTTTAATCGTCTGAATGTGATCGGAAAGAACTTGAACCTTTGTAACATTCAAATTCAAGGTCCAACTCCTGGAAAAGAATCTACAAATTGAACAGTAAAATCGGTGGCGTTCGAGTCTATCTGCACTCGGAAATCCGGAAATGATTTTACGATCTGCCACTCTCCACATTGAGAAGGAACGTGAGTTACAGTTTGGACTCGAAGATCAGATGCGGCGCTCACGGAACGAACGCGTATGTCAGGCATGGAGGAAACGAATTGAATTCGTCCGAAAAGTTTCTTACCCTTGAACGTACAATCTGATACCGCACTTTCTGAATATGCGAAATTCGGAATCAAAAGAAGGAGTAATAATATTCTATACATCGTTTACCTCATCAAAAGCTTACTGACCGTTTCGCCGGTAGTCAATCGAAAACTTACTATCAAATTGTTCTCAGAATTTAGATCCACAACCAAACTGGAGGTTTCAATAAAAGGATGTAAGCTGAGAATTCTTTCCGCATCCCGGAGTCTGGCCGCCTGATCTGCATATTCCGATGAGTTCATAACGGCTCTTTGTTTTGAGTAGATTTCTGGGTAATCAATGTCGTCAGCGACTTGCATTTCGAACATTTCCCGAATTTCCGAAAGAACAATACGTACAGAATCCGAATCAGTTTGTAGATCATCATTTGCCGGATCTAAAACCAAATCTCCGAAGTGTTCTGGATCATTTCTAAAATCTAACATTAGGTTCCCGCCTTTGGTTTCGAAGAAACGGACGGTCCGACAGGCGTATCGGTATAATCGGTTAAGTGAGTTGAAAGACCGACGGACGCCGGAGATTGCGCGAAAGCAGTGATTTCTTGTTTTGCGTCGATCTTTCCGGTCGTTTTGAAATTTCCTTCTTGATCTATGTCGCCTTTAATTTTGAGTTTATTCATTCCAAGATCGAGTGTAAGACCAGTATCATCGATCGTAAATTTTATCATATTTTTGTAATTTACGAATGCCTTAAGTTCAGAAACTTCTATTTCTACTTGATCAGCTACTTTCGTTTTTAAGGAGTCAATCTTCTCAAATGCAAAGGCGGTGTATCTTTCCGACATGTTATCTCGTGCTACGAGTAGACATTTGGATCCAACCATCGGAACGACCGGTTCCGTCCACGTTACTTCGGAAATAAAATCGTCTTTAATTTTTACCTTCAAAGTTTTCATGATCTTGTTCACAGATTCTATAGTTCCGGATTTTGGGAAATACATTGGGAAACCGATTTTCCAGGCTTGAACGATTGCGGAGATCATTGTTCTACCTTCGATCATGGTTGCGGTCCTATATAATCGTTTCGGAATTTGCTTTCGTTCTTAGCCGGTTTCGTAGAACCCTTCTTCGGAGGTTCGTAGAAAAATCCCGGATGTATTTCTTGTCTATATCCGTTTATACTAAAGGTTTTGATTACTCGATTTACAAAGGTCTTCGCAGAGCGCGAGGAATCTTCCGGATCCTGTACGTCGATGACTTGAGAATGCGTTACAGAGGGGTAACCAAACGTAAGAAACTTTCCGTTGAAACCAGAGCCGCAGTGTTCCAAAAACAACTCTTGCGCTCTTTTCGTTGCTCCACCGCTATCAAGTCCATCGACTTCGAAATATAATGGCTCTCCACTTCCATAACTTCCTTGGTAGGTGGTGCCGGTCTTTGGATCCTCACCACGGACGATGACTTTGATTTCCTTTTTTTCCCTTGGAGTAAGTTCGTCTTGAATTATGTTGTGCCCAAAACGAAAAATAGGAAACGATCCAGGAGGATTTGTAGAGCCGGATCCAGATTGTTTCTGACTTTTGACCGCCTTTTTGTCCTTCGTTTTGGTAAAAAGGTTCGGATGGACGAACGCTTTTTGAACTACTAACTTCCAATCAAAAAAGAATACATCAACTCCACATGTCCTTTTAAGTTCAGAAAGTGCGTATCGTGCGGACTTGTTTGCACAATTGATACTCACAATATTCTTAATGTCTTGATCTCGAACTAAAATTGTAACATCAGATTTAATTTGAGGATGGATGCAATCATTCAGGAATGATAATATAGGTTGATTAACATAATTCCTTGTCATCTTTTTTCTTTGGCAAAAGAAAAACGGATCTACACATTTGAGCTCAAGAGGAACTGTAGGCCTCACTTCCAATACATAGCCATTGAATTCTGGAATCAATCCGTATTGAGTATATCCTGCCTTCCAAGTCACTTTCGAATATTTCTGAATCGTATCTTTTTTCAGATTCTTGTATTTAGGTAACTTTATCGTTAGAATATCCGTCGGAATTTCACGAGAAGATTCAAAAACAACTTCAGTGACAGCAGGAAATTTAATCCCGCCGATATTCAATTCTTGATCTAATACGAACACTACGATATTCTCCTCTGTGCGTTTAGAAGATCGTTCTTTGTTACAAGAGCTGAGATAAATAGATCCACTCCGATGTTTTCATACGGTTGGATGTTATCGTTTTCTTGTCGGATCCTGCCAGAAAAATGTTCAGTGCCATAATAAAGAAGACTTAAAGATTCGTAGGTATCACCGGAAACGATTGTGTGAAATACATCTTCCGTTCTCGGATCCGGAATCTCGATTTGAATTCCCGCCTCTAAATTCTTCCAGTCAAGAATCTGAGGATTGTTATCTAAAATCAGTCTCCAAAATTCCCAGTTACCAAAAAAACGAGAGGACAATCTCTGTAACGTATCACTTGATTTCAAAACGTAGAATGAACTCATAACGTAGACTCCACGATTGAACTTTTTGAATCCAGAGATGCAAGATCCAAGTCAAATTCTTCATCCGAAACGAACACAATGGTAATCGGTTGGTTATATTGGATTGGTGAATTTGGAATTTGAAATGATTTGCATACTACGTTTTTAATACCGTATGCTTTGAGCATTGCGTGTGTGACAGACAATGTTTCTTTACTTTCCCAAATATCTTTGAGCTCTTTCATTTTCTGAATCATAGTCTTAACGAGCGGATTTGAAGGAGCCGCAAGAAGACCGGCACCGTAGACGGCAGCCAGGACTACAAATTCAACCGTAATATTCCAATCATCGTATCCAGTGAGTTCTTTCACGGTTCCTTTCTTTCCCGGAATCGGTGTGAACTGAATTCGCTTTTCTTGCCGACACGTGATTTTAGTCGCCGATGGAAACTCGTATTCATTGGCTGTATCGCTTACGAGAAGCCTATCTGTATCACCGGTGATGATCTCCGGTGGGATGTAACCGGCTGGAGCGGCGGGTGGAGTGATTCCTCCTATCATGCAACTGCCTCCTCAAATCGATCGAGTTCGCTAAACAAAGCGTCAGTGAGAATTTCTCCGATACGACCTTTATTCTCTCGACCTTCAGTCAAAAGCTGACCAATCAAAGATCCGATATTCACATTATACGTGGGTTTCTGGCGACCTGGCAGTGGGTCTTCTGATTCTGAATCTTCCGCCGCGCGCCGCAGTATCCCTTTAGAATCAGGTGTGATTGCGGAATTAAAACGAGACATTATTGGAGAAATTCGTGAAGTTTCAGATTCGATACCTGACGCGTATGTTGAAACAAAAGATTTTCCGAAATTGCTTGTTTTGGATAGCGGACCTTCTTTTGCGTCGGATTGATTTACTGTTGGGACAATGCCTTTGGTCCAAAAGGATTCCATACCTTTTTTCATCGTATTCACACTTGAAAGAACTCCATCTTTAACAGTGTCGACAAATTTAATTCCGTAATTTTTAGCTGAATCTAACTTTTGATCAAACGCACTGGCTACATCATTCATAGTTGTAGATAGGTAATTCTTTCTCTGTTTCATTCCCAGAGCGAAAGTATCCACAAACGCTGAACCGGAACCGGTTAAGTTTGAGAGTGGACCTTCTTCCGCATTGGAATGCGGAAGGAATCTTCCGATCATAGAGAGGACGTTCTTCAATGGATCCAAAACTAAATTGGCACCAGACAGAATTCCTTCACCGAAAGCGCTGAGAAGCCCAAGGCCTGCGGTCTTTGCAGAATCCGGGATCGCTTTCCAGAAGGATGCAAATTTTGCCAGAATCGTCGGACCAATTGAAAGAATTCCATTCCAAATTGAATTCCAGACCATCGTAATTCCCGACCAAATAACAGAAAGCACGTTCACGAATCCGGTCCAGAGAGCTATGATTTTTTCATAAGCCGAAATTGCGGCTAAGTGGATATCGTCCCAATAATGATAAACGATTACGGCTAACGCGGCTATGGGAGCGAGAGGCATAAAAATCAAACCCAGGACAACGGCGACCAATCCCTTTGCCCAGTCAGGCATTCCGGACCAACCCGCTTTGATCTTTTCCCATCCGGAACTGAGTAAGCCTGTGAATTGATTCCATTTTTCTGATATACTTGAAAGAGCGCTTACGCCGATACCTTTGATTTCACTCCAATATGTGATCAATAGAGCAAGACCGGCGATGGCTCCAACCACTCCCAGAATAACCCAGCCGAATGGGTTTGAAATCAATCCGATGTTCACCGCGGCCATGAACGCGGTATAAGCACCTTTTAGAAGAAGGAACCCACCGACTCCAAGAAGCGCGGCTGTACTGATCATCAAGAAGGTTCCTGCGAATTCTGCAAGTTTAGGTCGTTCTTTCAGAAAATCATTTACGATTTGGATTCCATCCGCTAAAACTCCAAACATAGTTCTCAGTCCTGAGTTTTCGACACCCTTTCCAAGAATCTTTTGAAAGTTCTCCCAACCTTCACCCACTCGTTTTACCTGAGTGGACATCGCTTCCAGATTTGCTTTTTTCGCGATATCGAGGAAACTATAATCCCCGTTACGACTAAGTTCTACGATTTGCGTAATATCTTTTTTGAGTGTGTCCGTTTTTGGCAGAAGAGCATTGATAAATTGAACAGCTTCATCGGTGCCAAAGGCTTTTTTGAGAACGTCGGATTCTTTTAAATCGAGAGAGTCTCCATATTTCTTTCTGACTTCTCCGAGAAGATCAGCCGTATCTTTTAATTTGCCGTTTGATTGATACGCATTCAGTCCGAGTTTTGTAAATCCTTCTCCGACATTTGTTAAAAAGGCTCGGTAAGACGTTCCGGCGGTGCCAGGTTGCATAGAGTTCAAAAGCGTTCCGAGGACAGCGGACTGTTCCTCTAAGGAAATTTTTAACGATGCGGCTTTAGAGCCGATCGACTCCATCGCTTGTTGAATCGTTTGACCATCGGCTCGATAAACGTTCGATGCCCATGCGATATCGTTCGCCAAGTTCTTACCGAACTGAACGTTATCCATGTCCGCGTAGAGGTGTTTAAACTGGTGGTAGGCCATCCCGAAGAGTTTGGACATCTCTTCGAAATTTCCTTTCGTTGCGATCGTAGCATCTAAAACCGATTGAGTGAATCCAACAAGTTCGGTTCCATTCAGATCACTTACGGCGGATTTGATGTCGTAGATACCAGTTAAAATTCGATCGGAGGCAACCCCAGTAGTGGAACTCATCGAATATACGGAATTCGTAATCTTATCAACTTCTTCCGTAGAAAGTCCGAGTGATTTTAAGTTCCCTTCGAGTTCGGAAGTTTTCATTCTCGCATCGATAAGGCTCTTAGTAAAATAGCCTACGGCAAGACCGGCACCGATAAAGGCACCTCCGGTTTTCATATCGGCGATCGCGCCATCCATCTTCACGACATCACCGTGGGTTTCACCGAGCTTCTTACGCATCGAGTCCCACTTGTTATTGATCTCATCGATTTTATTCGAAGCGAGGTCGCGTAGAGAAAGGACGACGCCGAGTTCAAATACACTTGATCCATCCATTCTCTACCTCCTTTCTTAGTCTCCGTTAAACGCTCTTACGATAGCTCTGGCTAACGTATTGATCTCGATCTGTTGAATGAACTCCAGTTCGGCGGCAAGCCCAGTTTCGTAGTCGTCTCTTTCGTCGCCGTCTTCCGGATACTCAATCTTCCTTCCGGGAAAGTAATACATGAGAAGAACCTCTAATGCACCACTACCGGACCTAAGAAGCCGAAGCTTCTCGCTTATAGCTTTTTTGCGGTTACCTCTTGCGTGGTTGCGGTAAGTTCAATCAGCTTGTTACTGATCGGAATGAAGATACCAGGATGATCTTGTGCCCACTCGTTCACGACTTCGAAACTTGGGTAGATGCAACACTGGCCGGTTAAACGTTGAGCGACATCGGTTTGTTTTTCCTTTCTCGCTTTCTCAAGAGTTTCGTCCACTTGCGTCTTGTTTGGAACTCTACAAATGATCTTTCTTCCTTCACCAGCATCGAGAACGTGAACGCCACCCTTATCCGCGAAGTGAGATTTGATCGCCTCGATCGCACTTTTGTTTCGTGAGATAAAGTCGTCATCGATATTCTGATATGGCTGTGGAAGGCTTTCGAATGCTTCTTTCAGGGCTGGGATTGAGCTTACTAATGGGTTCATGTTGAATTCCTTATATTCTATAAATTAGATGCGATTGAGTAGTTTCTTCTTTATGCAAACGTGATTACGGGAATGGAAAGCAACGCGATTTCTAAAGGAACCGCGATCGCTCCTGAGTTTCCGCTCTTTATGTCTGCATTGTATTTTGTGATCTTCACTGCGGGTGCAATGTATTTGAAGTCGGGTCGACCTTCCGCTTTCAAAATCGCTGTGAGCGGTGCAGGAGGAAGTTTTTCAAGTAAACCTCCATACGGCGAAGCCAGAAGAACCAAACGATCCAGCTCTTCGAAATAGATTTCGGCTTTGATGCTTCGTTTGTAATTCTTGGTAGTGTATCCGACGATCTCTCCGGATTTTCCGTATGTTAGTTCGATCTCGACAGCGTGATCGAATGAGAATGATGAAAAGTTCACCATATCATATCCGAAGAGCTTCAATTCAAGATTCGTAAAACTGTAATTCTCTTTTACTACTTCTAAAGCCATGACTTACTCCTATTATTTTGGCGTTGCGAAGGAGGTTTCCCACTCAATCGCTTTGGTTCGGTTGCTTACAAACATCTTGCATTTCGCTTTGAGAATGCGGTCGGTGTTAAATGTTTTGTTAGGATCAAGAAGGATCTCATGTCCAGAGATTTCTTTCCTTCCGGGTGCTTCCATTTCAGCGGAAATCTTGGAATCGATATAAGTCTTGATGAACTCAAGCCCGCCGGTTCCGGAATCTACTTCCGTATCCATGTTTAAGAATTGAAGAGATTCTCTGTAGAGAATCCGGTGCATCTTATCCGCTCTTCTTCTCTCCGGGAGTTCTTTAAAATCGGATGAAGAACTCGCTTTGATTTTATCTCGTGCGATAAAGATTCCGTCGTAGTCATCGTATTGTTTGAGAACCATGAGACCCATATCGTGCAGGAGATCCATGTAGTCGCGGTATCCTTCGTCCCAATACCGAATCTCGGAAAAGGTAAGCGATCTCATATCCTTCACATAACCGATGGAAATATTTACTGGAGACGCGGCGATTTTTGCGGTCGCCATCGTTGCGTGGTTACGAAAACTCCCGATTGTATCACCGGCGGACTTGACCGCAGAATATCCACCGGAAGCATTCACTCCGCCTTTGATATACCTTCCTTCTCCAACCGCGATCATCACTCTTCCTTTCGGGGAAGTAAACGGGTCAAACTCGTCTTGGATATATTGGAAGTATTGTGGAACCGTTTCACTCTGGTTTTTCGATCTCGCTTCCAAAATGATAAAGGACGGAAGGTGATGTTCGGTTTCCATTTCTTCCAGAATTACGTTACACGACATCGCCAAGGCTCGTGTTGCAGGTCCGAGGAGGTGAATCCAGTTTGAGCGGTATTCTCTTTTGAGTGCTTCGATCGCAGTAATTCGGGAAGCGTTTGACGCACTTGGTCCCGTGATCACGAAAGTATAGGTGTCGCCGATTTTGAAAGTGTTCGCAGGTGTGGAACCGTTGATAAAGGTCGCGGACGCACCGGCATCTAAAGAGATAGGTGAGCCGCTTGCAGGCGTGATAACCGGTGTGGAATAGTTTTGTCCTCCATCCACGGACTTTCGGAATTCTGCTGTTCCGCAGGCTCCGTCTTTCGTGAATTTCAAAATCACCGTGCGGGTTCCGGTCGGTGTTCCGGATGTTGTGGGAACTGTTGCTTCGCCGGTTCCAACTTTTACAGGCGTCGCGATTGTTCCGGCTACGTCGTTTACAGGACGCACGCAAAGAACCGGAACAGGCTTTTGGCCTTTGGCTTCGTCGAACTCCTCGAAGAATTGTTCAAGGGAATCAACGAGTTCGCCTTTCCCAAAAACGTCTCTCGCCTGTGGAGAATTATTGATCACATAGATTCGATTCGGGTCACCGGTTTCCGCAGTGCCCACCTTGGAACCGACTCGATCCGGATTTACGTCGTTAAAATTGATACCACCATCTTGGTGATATGTGGACACGTCCGCTGTTGACATTGATTCGCTCCTAATTTGGAGCGATGAGTAGTATCGCGGTTTTCCCGCTCTTTATATTTAGTTCGTCTTGTTCGATTCGTCGTTTGGAGAAATTCCGTTTTTTGCTTTTGGAATCGGAATTCCTCTCGATTCGGGAGGCTCTTGTTTTTTTGATTCTTCCTTTGCGGTTTCCCGAACCTTTACACCGGAAAATTCGTGATAGGAAGTTTCAAGTAAATCCTCCGGAAGATCCGATTCCGGATCCCGTCTCAGATGATCTAAGAAACCAGCGGCAAGCGCGGGTCTAATATCATACTTCTTTACAAACTCTGTTGCTTTCATTTTTCCTCCTTTATAATTCCCGTACAACAACTTCAATCGGTGACTCTACTTCGAGAGTTCCACCTGCCAACGTCGGAACCAGTTCCGTTTCAAAAACTCCATCTTTAAAAACGATTTCCACGAAAATTTTGTAGAGGGTTTTCTTTTCTTCCGGATCCGAAACAAGCGCGGCTCTTCCGGGACGAACTTCCACGGTCACACCTTGCGGAGTCACAAACCGCTTGTGTTTCGCGATATAAATCAAACTTTGATCCAGAATTCCAGAATCATCCGCGCGACCTGAAAAATCCCCGATGGATAGAAGACTTTGCGTCGGATCATCAAACCAAAAATTCAAAGAATATCTGAACTCTTGTGAAAAGTGTCTTCTCAAATAGCGGAGATTCTTTACTCCGCTGATTTCGACGGAAGAAAGTTTCTGCCAACGTCTTCCGTCTAAAATTGGAGTGATCGGAGTATGATTGATCACACAAAAAGGAGCGTTCTCTTGAAACTTATCTTCTCTCGGATGCGCTTCAAAAATTTTATCCTCCGGAATCAGACGGACCAGATCAGTCGATGGCGGAATCGGAGACTTCATAATAGTTCCGATCAGATCCTTGAGATATGTAATATGAGTCCGTTTCATTTTTTGAAAGATCCGCTAACTGCTTCCTTATAATTTTCCTTCATCGCTGGATATGAATCTTCGAGCGCGGGTCCGACGTTTGGTCTCGCCACAATTCCGCTAGCTTCATATCCAAATTCCTGCGCTCTCGCATATTTCGCGTTCGTTCCGACCGCAACCGCAAAATCATTAAGCTTCACAACTTCGAATGATTTCCAAAGATCTTCTGACTTGCTCTTGTCACCTTCAATTAGGAACCGTGGGTCGAGTCCTTTCTTTTGTTTTCGATCCACCGTTTCTTTTTTGAGAGGATCGTAATCACTTGCGTGTAACTGATCTCTGTATCCTTTCGTGATGTTCGCTTGTAAAATATATGCATTCTTTTCAGTTGCGTTTGTGACTTTGGTAAGAAGATTCTTCTTTGCGTTTTTTAATACGCTGTTGAAGTTATCCTCGAAAGATAAACCACTCACTTCAAATGAACTCGATTTCCTTTCTCGGATTGATTCAATCCGAAAGAAACGATCCAAAAATCTCCTTTCTTGTTTATGGGAATAAACTTCCCGATCAACCATGCCTGTTCCGCCACATCTTCCGAAACTACACCGTCCGGAATGGCTTGATCAAGAATTCTACACTTCTGATCTAAACTGTTCTCGATGGATTTCAGTTCATCGAAAATCACTTCCGCACTTGCATCGTAACCTTGACGTTCCCCACCTTCACCGCGAGTTTCTGTTTGTGATTCAACGTTAAAATAACCTGAAACAGTTTTCAAAATCGTCCAGATTGGCTTTCTCATAATGTTGAGTTCAGCGTTGTCATAGGATGTAAGTTTAATAATCGTTAAACGTGCATTCGCGTTTTTCTCGAAAGATGTCCTGAGAAGATTTTCAATACTCATGCGATTCCCAATCCTTCTTGCGGATAGGAACCGAAGAGAGTGAAATACGCCTTATTGCGAAATGCACCGGCTTTTTCCCCGCGCTCTTCGGCAGATAGTTTTTTCATCTTTCTTCGTTCCCCATTTTGTCCACCTACTTGAAATTCTTCCGGATCAAGGACATCAGCTAATCCGTATTCTTCGATAATTTCCGCTTTCACCAAAAGAACTTCTGCACGCAAAACCTTTCTCGGTAACGGAGTGGCTGGGATTTCATAGCCCCAACCTTGAATCAATGCCAACGCGTTCTCTGATGCCGAATGAAGAAATTTTTCGAATTCTGTTTCTTCTCCTGAAAGTTTAACCGTATCGTCCATGTCAATGGCGCGAGGTTTTACATTCACAAGAGCTTTCAGATCAGCGATCACGTTAAGCATTGATTATCATCTCCTTACGGTCCTGTCTTTAATTTTACCAGATGACTTGCTTCACCAAATAACTTACTAAATCCAAAGTTAAGGGATACTACGGTTCTCTCAAACTGTTGATCGATGATTTTATCATAGTCCAATATGGAAGAATCCTTTTCTTCGTAGTAAGCGAGGCATGAATTTTTTTCGTAAGCTAAGACCATATCATCCGGCATGCTCGGGTGAACTTTCCAAGTGCAACCGAAGAAAGGAAGAATGTCCCCAGAAGACACTAACTTTTCAGAAAGATTCAAAGTTTGAAACGGCTTGAAATTTGTTTCATCGGAAAGAATCTTCATGAGCATCTTTTTATTCAATACTACATGAGAAACTTGGTGACCTTCTTCAAATTTTTCTAAAATGAGCGAGAGGAGATCTTTATACTTAAAAGTTGTGGTTTCGGTTTCCCATACCTTTGCCGCAGAACCCGCGTTGCCATCGCCTTCAATCATGACTCTAAGGCCTTCTTGAGCCATTTGACGACTCATTCTAAAGCCCACTCTTTGAAGGAAGATACTTAGCATATCGATACTGACTTGACGTACGGCTTCGTATGAAAATAAGAACTTCCTACCGACCTTCGTCATTTTACCAGGCTTTTCTTTTGTTCCGATGGTCGCTGTTGAGAAGTTTGCCCCTTCTAAGACTTTTACCATATCAACATCTTCCACATCGAAATCGAGGCCAATCTGATCTATAGATTTTCCCGTAATGATTTTAGAAGCGGCTTTTAGATCATCTACAGTTAGGTCATACCTGCCTAAATTCATTCCGAGAACTATTTGTTTTTCAATCCACGCAGGAAACAAGATCTTAGAATTTGAATTTTTTGTGCTAAAGAAATCTTCTACTAAAGTTGCTGAGGAAAATGGATTTAATCCCATCGACAAAAGCTGGCGTTCAAGTGGATCAATTTTACAAACATCTAAAGATTGATTAAACTCGAATCCTGCCGCGATTTCTTGCTTTAGCAAAAACTCATCAACACTTAACTTTGAATTTGAGGCTTCTTGATAGATGCCTTTATCGATTTTAAGTTCTTTGATTTCTTTTTTACGAAATTGAAGATTGGATCCTCTGTTCGGGGTTACGAGACCGGTTAGTGCAAGACCAACCCCACCTTTAATCGTAAACTCACCGTTTTCAAGAAAATATCCCAATGTTCCGATTTCGATTTCCTGTAAACAAATCGATAAGCCTAACACGGCAATCAATCCCAGAAATAAATATGCAATTATTTTCATGTTCTTTCCTTAATCCTTGATGAACGTAACGAGTTTATTGGCAGTATCCACTGAAAGAATGAGGTATCTTTTCCCTGCGGAATCCTTAATCAATTTTCCGTTAGTGTTTGCTACGAGTGTATCTGGGCCAAACGAAGGTGCTGACCCTTCATAAGGAATTTGATTAAACATTCCATCAATCTGAACCGCAACTTCCGCCTTTTCTACGGACCTGATAATGCCATCGAATTTAGCACCATTCGCCGTAAGACTAATGACCATATCTCCGGTAATCGAGCATGGCTTTCCGACATCAGCGTCAGTGAGCGAGCCTGAATGTTTGAAGGTTAAGATTTGTGGATCTATCAATCCCCTCGCTTTTGTTTCGAATGCCTCTGGAATCATATTTCCTCCTTAAATGATTATGATCTCGTCCGATTCGGAGAGTTCGCTTCTTTGTCCGGACGCTCTCGTTGGATTTCCAAGCTCGTCCTCACGCTTTGGAAATTTTTCTTCTAACTTAATCCCATATTGAACACCCAGAGCCTTGACTTGTTTAAGGTCGGCATTATTAATCAGGTCTTCAATCGTTGAATCAGCTTTACCGTTTACAAATAAACGATATGCTTTTAGAACCTCAGAACGATTAAATTCCAGAATCTTATTCGGTTCTTCAAGAAGGCTCTTGAGGTTTGCAACGTTCGCTTTGTGATCGAACCCCGCAGGAAATTTATCAAGATTTGTAAGTCCCGCGTAAGAACTAAGTGAAGATTCTAAACTTGAAACTTTCGAGCCCATCTGTTTAAAGATAACCTCTGCTTTTTCTTGAGTCAGCTCCACTTCCTCGCCCTGTTTTTCAAGACCGAGAGATTCTAACGCGACACCCAAAGCCGTGATAAGTTTGACATTGAGTTTCATGTTATTTTCCTCCGTTTGTATTTCTTCCTCCCCCAAGTCGGACGAGTTTATATCTTCGTTAAAATGATACGATGTGTTGTGGATTGAGAGCCTCTTTGCGTTTGGATCGGCTCCCGCGTAGACAATCGAAGTTTCTGGAACAGAAAGAATTTTCGTGATGATGAATCGAACAACATGACCGTCAATTTCACGACCAAGGTTTGAATAGAAATAATCCAAGTCCGGGTGTGACCGCTCATATGTGAATCGGATCCCCACGGAGGTTGAATCTAAGATTGGAGGATCGGTCACAAGGCGATCGATGATAGAAGCGCCAAATGCTTTAAAGATTCTGTAAGTCCCATCTATCCCTTCGAGTTTTTGCGAATTGGACCATATTGGATTGAGAACGTGACCGATAGAATTTTCTACATTCGTTTCGTGATCTTTGAAAATTTTGGTTTCAAAAAGTTTGAGTGCGTCTTTGAGAACGTTGTCTTTTGAAAAATCGATCCAATAACCCTCGATGAGAGTTTTGGACAACATCCGAAACTGGAATTCGACATACGGAGATGACTCGTCAACTTGAGTCGCTCCGCCGGAAGGAGAAGCAAGGTTTATTTTTTGAGGAATGTATAATCCGGATGAACGCAGGACAACTTGACCTTGCCCGGATTGATGAACTTGAACGCCGTTGGCGAGCGTCGCCCAGCCATCAGGAGCGTATTTTAATTGCGATGTTTTTTGCGGTTTCTTCATTGCTTCCGTTTCCGGAAGCGATCTTGAGTAGTAAAGGCGGATGATCCGCTCTGTGTATAAATTCTATTTGTAGTATAACTCTTTTGCGATTTCTCGCACATGATCCGGAAGATTTTCTAAAGGATATTTTCCTGTCGAAACTTCTAAAGGGAAAAATCTCCACGAACTTTCCGAAAGATCGGATCCTCCGAACAAATGATCCAATACTTTAAACTTTCGAACGAGAACCTGATCCACTTCCGGAATTTCTCCTTGCAAGTCCTCTAAAATCTCTACAATCATTTCCTGCTCTTCAACCGAACAATCTTCAACGGTATCGATCAAACTTGAAATCCTCTCCTTCGTCATAAAATCCTCAAAAAAGAATCCGTATAATTGTCACGATCCAAGATGAAGAGCGATTCGACTTCGAACTTTTCCGCGTTGACCGGAGCGAAAAATCGCACTCCACTTTTCTGAGTCTGCGAGAATCCGTATTTCAAAGTTTGAGCCTTCGTCTTTTTATTCTCATGAATATATGCATACATCATACTAAAATTTTTCACAACATCAAGGGCCTTGTTTGCATACGTGGCCTCTGTTTTTCCGAAAACCTTCTCACTTCCGTCGGCTTGTCTCGTCTTCCATTGTGAACTCAGATTTTCAGAATTCCAAACCGAGTTTCCCTGAATAGCCGCGATCTTATTTAAAAGTTCAGCCGGTTCCAATCCGCTAAGGCTCCATTCTCTTTTCTGATTTAAAGTCGCGTTTCGTCTATTCTCCTTCCAAGGCTTTTCCACTTTTCCTTGAAGAACTGTCTTCTCACCTTTTCCGGTTATCCGATTGATAACGGTCTTGATCGCCATTATGATCGTCGTTCTACACTTAAAGTGAAAGGGTGGAGCCTTCACGAAAAGTTTTTTGAGAATGTCCGACGACTTCATCGCCGGAAAATTCTTTATATCCTGGGCAGTCGGCTGACGATACTTGTCCCAAAAATTTTCGTCGACCGGCGTTGCAATGAACTCGTCGACAAAGTCACCCATTTCTGAAACTTCAAAAACTCTTCCGTTCAACTCTCGACAGATCGCGGAAGTTTTAGCATCCATCGTCGCTACGATTTCCACCTGACCAATCCCGACCGCTTGCATCCTCTTTATCCGTGAAAAATTCTGAGAGGTGTAAACCTTATTCCGGAAAATATCTTCGATTCGTCCGACCAAGTCCTTGTCATTCAAATCTGCGCCGAGAGTTTTCTTAAGCGCGTCCAATGCTTCTTTTTTTGTCTTCGTTCCATCCAAAACGGATCGTATCGACTTTTCAAAAACTTCTCTCTTACCATTGAAGAGTTTTCCGTAGTCGACGTTGTTCAGACGGTTGAAAAAATCTAAGGCTTCTTGATTTACAACCGGACTGATATCCCCAATACCCACTTGAAAGTCTTGTCCTAAGTCCCAAGCCTTCCGAGTAAATTCTTCTACCTGTTTCCGAGTGAGATTTGGAAAGTCCGTTCCCATTTCACGAACGAGGTAATCAGTCAAAAGTTTTACAGCATCATCTTTATCGAGATAAAAGGAAATTCCGCTCAAGACTTCCTTTATCTTGTCTTGATAAGAACGAAAAATCTTGTTTAAGCCCTTGGTTGCGATGTCCTCGAGTTTCTTTTCTTCCTCCTCATTCCATTTTCCTAATTTTTGCGCCCCCTTATGGGAACAACCTTGTTCAACGTGCCGTTTTTTTTTTCTAATAGGTGATCGTTTTCTCGGTGAGAATCCAATTCTTCATCCGAAGAGACAGAATCCGGTTCTAAAACTTCTATATGATCCCTTTCATTGCGTTTAAAACCGTGTTCATATTTGTTCACGAGGGCTAACCCCTCCTTAGACAAGGGGTCTATCTTTAAAAGTCTTAAAATGGCTTTAAACGCTTTCTTTGAAATTGCGGTTCCTGTAGCTTTTTCGAAGCCAATATGTTGTGCGGCTGTATCGGCATCAATAATCCCGCTTGCGAAAAGAGTAAGGTATCGATTAACACGTATTGTCTCTGCTTCTTCCTTCGTTTTTTCCGCGGTTGCATCCTCATCCGGATTTAAAGATCTACCTGATTTCCATTTTGCTTTGAGTCGAGTGAATTTGTAGCCTTTACAACGAAGATGGAGGGTCATCGCTTTTTCCATGAAGCGTTTCGTAGGGTGCCTGAGATTTTCTCCTTTCATAAGGAACAATTTACTTGAAACTTTTGCGTATGTCTCCGTAACTGCAGTAGGTCTCCCGAGCATAAACAAATCGATGTCCAATCCAGAACTGATTTGTTCCTCGATTACATTCCAAGTGTCTTTAAAGACCGATGACTTTTCTGATCCGATTGCGCTGTATTGGATTTGTGTTCCGTCATATCCCACGAGCATTCCGGATTCTAAAGATTTTTCGATGTCCTTCGATATCGTTTTGAGTGCATTCTTACTTTGCATTTCCGAAGACACGATATCTTGCCCGGGTTGTATTTTTGGTTTCTTCAAAAGAACGGAAATGAATCCAAGAAAACTCCACTTGTTCGTGCTCCGGTCTACGTTACTCATGCCTTTTGCTTGCGTGAACATCGCTTTAAGTGCGGATATCGCCGGGGGGATCGCGTAGGGACTATCCTCGTTCGTTTCGAGTGCCTCGTAAGTATAGAGTTCTTCGTTTAATTGAAGTAACGAACCGTTATCCAATAGTTGAAAAGGAGCAAAACGGTAACGGACCTCGCCGTTTTTGCCTTCTACTTTTTCCTTTTTGAATCTGATTCGTGAAACTGGAATAAGCTGAATTGTTTCGAGTTCGGAGAAATCCATCGAGGGAACAGGTTCAGCAGATAACGCACCGAGAAGCGCGGTCTGTTTCATCAATTTGTTTGTGATTCCGGGATGTGTATCCAACCACTCTTCGATCTCAAAAATCATTGAACCTCCCCCGAATGAGTGGACACGGTCGTGCAAGTTAAAAAGGATAAAGCATGGCTCGTAAAACACAATACGACGAAGAATTTAAGAAGAACACGGTTGAACTTCTGGTAAAGTCCAGGAAATCCATGACTCAGATCTCAAAAGATTTGGGAGTCTCTGTGAATACCTTGATAAATTGGAAGAAGAGGTATCTGACGGATGACGGCCCGTTTCAAAACGAACTTCGAGCAGAGAATGAACGTTTAAGGAAAGAACTGATGGAAGTAAAGGAGGAGAGGGAGATCTTAAAAAAGTCCGTGGCCATCTTCTTGAAACCAAGGAAATGAAATATACGTTTGTAAAAAAGAATCGATTTCCGATAGAGAAGACATGCAATATTCTGAATGTATCGAAGAGCGGTTACTATGAATGGTTGAAACGAGAAGATAGTAAAAGAGTAAAGTTTAATCAAGAGTTGGACGAAAGGATTCGGATTCTATTTGAGGAACATGAGAATCGATCCGGGTATCTGCGAATTCATCAAGACTTACGATCGGAAGGTCTTGCCGTATCTAAGAATCGAGTTTACAGAAGAATGCGTATAATGGGCTTAAAAGCCGATCGGAAGTGTTCTTTTCGTCCTGTGACTACGAACTCGAAGCACAAACTTCCTGTGGCTCCTAATCTTTTAGGTCAAGTCTTCAAGTCGGACGGATTGAATCAGATTTGGCTTTCAGATATCACGTATATACCCGTAGCTGGAAAGTGGGTTTATTTATTTGCGATCAAAGATCTTTTTAATCGAGAGATCATTGGTTGGGAATTAGGTTCGACATTGGAGACGGAACATCTCCTGAAGGCTTTTGAGAAAGCTCTTTCTCACAGGGGATATCCAAAGGAAGTCGTATTTCATTCCGATAGAGGAGTTCAATATGCAAGTGATAACTTTAGAAAAGTATTAACTACGAATCAGTTCATTCAGAGCATGAGTAGAAAAGGGAACTGCTATGACAATGCTCCGATGGAATCGTTCTTTAAAACTTTAAAAGTAGAGGAGGTTTACAAAAGGAAATTCGACACAATAAGGGAGGCGCAATATTTTCTGTTTGACTATATCGAAAGATATTATAACAGAAAGAGAAGACACTCGGCTTTAGGCTACCTGAGCCCGGTTGAGTTTCGAATTAAAAATTCTGCATAGCCAAGTCCGTTTTTTCGGGGGAAGTCCATCATTGCATCCGCAGTTTTTTGGGTAACTCCTTCAATCTCCCATTCTAAACCGGTGTTCATCAAAGATGTAGTTCGCTTCAAACTTTGGTTAAAGTCAGGATTGATCAACGCAAGTTTTCCGAGAAGTGGCAACGCCTCTAAAGGAAAGTCTGGCGATATGTGAGAGGCAAAATCTTTTATCTCGGCAAACGACTGCTTGAATGTTTTAGCTTCCGGGGAGAATACGTGATTGTCGCCTCGATTTCGATTTAGAATTCTATCTAAGAAATTCATTGTGGAGCTCCTAATTCAAATGCGAGTCGAAGAGAATTCAAAGCCATACCAAAGTGATTTGGCACTTTCTTCTTGAAGCCGTATTTTGGTTTTCCATTTTCATCTTCACCTCGTTCTCGAATCAACATTTTGAGATGTAAATCAAGCTCTTCTGCGAGGGCAAGATCCGCTCCATCCAATCTCCTTTTGTCCGGAAATAAAAAGAGTCCGTTCTTAATTGCGTCAACCGTGTCTTGAAGGGACTCATCGCGATTCACGTTGACCACCTCTATTCCTTCCTCATCGTCCATAGTAACGAGCGGCTCCGCTTTTAGAGAAAATTTCTTAGCGAAATATTGAATTCGAATATACTCAGAAAAGTATTTCGCGGTTCTCACCGACCAATTCTTATTCGGCATAGCGTCGATCACACCGCTATATACTTTGTAACGGATAATTGCATTATTGATTTCTGATTCACTTAGAACGGAAAATTTAGCAGGATAGATTTTGATTCTATTATCGCTCGTGTGTTCCCCGAAAAGCATGTGAACCGTATCGCCTTGGTCTGCACCCATGTAGGTAAAGGTAGAAACGGATTCAGGAATACCGTGATCGCCTCGGTTTGCGTCTATTATAGATTGCGTAATAGGCTTTTCGTCATCGGTGCTGTACGGCCATCCGACTACGGATATATAAAAGTTCTTCCGAGCCGCCATCGTGATTGATTCTTTCCATCGTGCAAGTTGTTGCTCAGGCGTTTTTATGGATCCAAAAAACTGAGAAATTTGAACACCATCCCGGTGGTGGTCAGGAAATTTTGGAACGTAAATTCCTTTCTGATTGTTTATAGGTGCACTGCATTTTCGGCAAGCGTAGACGACTGTCTTTCCTTTCTTTCCCCAGATGCTCATCGGATCTTCGAGAAATGCTTCGACAAGATTATTCCAATGTCCACATCCGCACTTATGAAGATACATCAATTGTTTTGAATTTTTCCACTCCGCATGAATTCCGAAATCTTCCATCGATGGTTGCGAAATACTTCTGCGGAGTGCAATTTTTGAATGATCCAAACGGTCTTTTGTAAACTCAACGTTCTCTTCGCTATGATGCTCATCACGCTCGTCGAGATAAATTCCATCCGCATCGAATCCTTTCGTTCCCATTTTTGTGGAGGTAGCCTTGAAGGCTAACGTAGATAACCCCATTTTTATAAGTTGTGTGTTATAGATCGAATCAGATTGTTCTATTTGCTTTTTTAAATAGGGAGAGTGCTCGATCATTTCCTGCGCTCTATCTTGAACGAAGAATTTCATGTTGTCTTTATCTGGAAAAAACCAGGACAATTTGAAAGGGAATCGATCCGCTCTGTAAAATGATTCTGCAAGTAGTAAAGTTGAAACTCCGAATTGTCCGCACTTGAGGGCGCAAAAATCTTTAGCCTTCTGCAAAATGAGAGCTACTTCTTTCAAACAAGCATGCCCTGCAAACGAATATTTCTGGATTTTATTTTCGCTTCGGATATATATCTTTGAGAGAAGAAATTCAACGAGCAATTCTTCGGAGAATTTCCGTTGACCTTCCTCAATCAGATTTTGAATTAAAACTTGCTGTGGTGTTAGAATACTACTCATCGAATATTTTCCTCGCTTAATCGCGTGGACCTTCTATAACGATACCGTCTACATCCTTAATTTTGGATGATTGTTCAAGCCATCTCATCAGATTTTTTTGATGCGATCCCCATTCCTCTTTAAGCGCTTTTTTGGTCTTTGGACCGAGATTGAAAACATCGAGAAGCGTGCGTGAAAGTTCTATCAAATCGATTGCTCCATTTTCAGATTCTTCTAAGAGCAAACTTTGTTTCGCTAAGGATTGCCAAAGATATCCGAGTGAAACCGGATCTTTAGCTTTACCGATCATTTCGCCGGCTTTATCCAAGAACGCATTCTGTACCGCACCAAGCATGAGTGAGGTCGTGCTTTTTATTTTGCTTCTCTCGTTTGTTGCCGCTTCCTGTATTCGTTGCTTACTTGCCTGATCGACTTGGACACGTTTTTGATACCAGGTTTCACCATGAGGTTCTGGTCCGTCCGGCGTTTCAGCCCATCGACGAATTGTGTTGGCTGATATTTTGGAATCATCCGCTTTAAGAATCGAAGCAATTTGCTCTGGATTCTTGCCGATTAAGAAAAGAGTGTAAGCACGATTTTTGACCCCTTCCGAATACGCCATACTTATCCCTTCACGTCCTCCAGATAGAGAATGGTTGGAACACCCATCTGAAAAAGATCTTCCAAATCATAGTCCACAAGATGTCCATAAGGATCGATATAACGAGGACCGCGACCGTATGGATCAGATGATCTCAATGACTTTCTCCCGTCGGTGGATTCAATGATTCCAATCCCACGAATGATGTGGCCCTTGTGAGTGAGATAGGTGCCAAGACCACAAGGATACGTTCCGGTTCCGAAGTATTTACAAAGTTCTTCCTTGTCTCCTTTCTTCTTAACGATCCGGAGTTTGATTCCGTTGGCCGCCATGAGCTGATTAAAATGTTCAGCATGATCGGCGGAATCATAAACGTTCTTCCGGTTTTTGATGACGAAATCTTCTAAGAGCGCGTAGTAGTTATAGGTAGTGAGTCTGATAAAATCTGGGATGTTTTTCAGCATACCGACATACACGATAAAATCCTGGAAAACGTTTCCCATACACTGCTGATAATCTTCTAAAAATAATCGCGGTGTTTTCGGATCCTTTCTTTGCGGATTCCAAGGCGCGATCGGATGAGACAATTGAACGATCATTCTTATTCCTCGATTGAACAAACAGGTTTTTCTAATACGCACTTTCTTCGGATGTGAAAGATTCCTGGAAGTAGACTCGACTCAAGGATATCAATACGATCGTCAGCACAGTTCCTTTCCCACTCAGTCCACTTGCGAACACACTGTTCGTATTCTAAACATCGAGCGAGATCTTTGGCGTGAACACGATAAGCGTTGTATCTTGAGGAAGCTACAAACCAGCTTCCATCAATTTGTTTTGCTACCGGGCGGCTCGTCTCCGGAGGTTTTGCGAGGCTAAAATTCGTGGAGCGAAAACTTCCGCGACACGCTTCGTTTCGTTCTTCACGGACACGATTTGCCGGACTCTGGCACGCAATCGTGATCATAAGCAGAACCGGGAGAAAGCTCAACGTCTTGCACTTCATCGTAACCTCCTTGATGAACGAACTGGGATAAACAAGTAATACCTTGTAGAGTTATGGAACCTATGATCAGCGAGAAAATCAGAACTGCCGTGATCTTGGTTTTGAGTGGAACCGATGCCCACCAGATTAAGAAAGCGCTCATAGCTTCACGCTCCCGACCTCGGACGACCTTTGCGCTCCGGTATCGGATTGGTTTTCAGTCTTACCTGAAAGGGAGCCAACGAGACCTTTTAGAAGGCTTTGCTTGTTTGCGACTTGCTCGTTGATTCGTTTCGAAAGATAAAGTCCGCCGGTCGTCGCGTTGAATACGATCAACCACTGAACGATGTCCATCTGAAGAGGACGCAATCCATCCGGCCACATAAGGGATAAAACACATAAGCCGATCAGGTAAAAAAGTAGAACGAGGAAAGAGACCCATGCGCGCAATGTCGTATCGGAAAACTTTCCACTCTTATCATCGAGCCAAAGAAATTTCATTCGCCTCTCCTGGAAGAAGACTTGAGCAGTTCTTTTACATCTTGTTTTATTTCTTGAAGATCTTTGGAGATAGAGGTCATCTCGGTTTCGATCTTCACGATTCGGATTTCGTGATCCTTATACATCGTGTTGTATTGAATCACTCCGGATACGATGAAACCGATGATCACAAGAAAGTCTTTGATCCCGAGTTTTATCTGACTGATTTTTGAATTCTCCATTCGCTCCCTCAAAAAAAATCCCGCACTGTGGCGGGCTTAAGTTACTACTCAATCGCTTCCGATTGTTGAGGAGAGAATAACACGGAGGGAGACAGAAAGGAAGGCTCTTGGAAGACCTAATTTTTCCTCCTGGCCTCTAATTTTTAAGAGAAGGGAGTTTCCTGAAGCGAATCAGTAAATTTGTTTTGTGGTTTTTAAAGAAAGAGCGATCTTATCTAAATCGGAAATCAAATATCTTCGAACACGAGGACTCCATTCGATAAACGGGATTTCGTGATCGATCACGTATCGATTGAAAGAACGAATAGGTAATCCTAAATAACTCGCGGCTTTCTTTGGACTCAATACTTTTGATTTATCTTTTGGAATTAAGAATTCCTTATCTTCCGTAAGCAAATCGTTGCCTAAAGGTAACGAAGGTTGCACTACTTGAAGCAAAGAACCGTTGCGCGTATGACCCTTAATTGCAGACATGCCATTCGGTTTGAATGGCACATTAGAGATTTGTCAAGTAAAATTTATTTGCAGAAAGTTTTCATATTATTATAAACATCCGTATTTCCAAGTTCACCCGATTTTGAAAGATCAGAGCAACCTGCTTTAAGATTGTTTACAGTTATGTAAGCAATTCCTCTTGCTTCCCATCCTAAAGGTTCCTTTACCGAGAGCTGGATGATTGCATTGGCATCCTTAATAGCTCCTTTCGAATCACCACTTTCCAATTTGAATCCCGATCTTGCGTAATAGGCAAGAATGCTTTTAGGATTTAAGTCTACAGCCTTGTTGCAATATTGCATCCCAACTGTTCGGTCCGGTTCATGTTTCAAAGCAATACAGAGTAAACTATATGGATCAGAATTGTTAGGTTCCAGGTCTTTTGCTGAAGAAAAATCTGAAATCGCTCCTTCAATATCCGAATTACGTGCACGAATTCGTCCACGATTTAGATAGGCCATCGTTAATTTAGGATTCAACTCGATTGCCTCGTTATAAAGTTCTTCTGATTCCGAATACGCTTCAGCTAATTCTTTAAACCAAGCTCGAGAAAACAGTCCATATTCAGACTGTGGAGCTAGATTGATAATTTTTTGTCGGAGTTCTTTCTTTGTCTTCTCATCTCTTGTTTCTACGGATAATTCGTAAAGTTTCTTTACTTCCGCAATTCCCTGTTCACCAGTGATGGCAAAGGAAACCAGCAAAAGCATTATACTTAATTTCCTCATAATGCACCTCGCGAGTCCTATCTTCGTCAAGCTACATTGCCACTGAAAAGCATAATTTAAAACAGGAAGAAAGGTTTCGAATTATTTTAGCTAAAGAGACAATAAACTGTCATATTTAGAAAATTATAAGTGCATTTTGTCGGGGGTCAAAAATATACTAAACATAAAAATAGTCCCATGAGATGGTGTTGGATATGAGCGTTCACGAAAGAACGGAGAATGAAACTTTATTATTAGAATCTCGGATTGAAAAAATAATCGATGAATCTATCCGACATAATCCGCAGGATTTAATTTCAAACTTGGCTGAGGAATTCTATAAATGGTCTAACGAATTACTTACGAAAAAGTCTGCGTAGGGAAATTCATTTATTGTCGGCAAAGGTTTTTAGGATGCCGATAATTTGATCTAATTTTGAATCTGGAATCGCTTGTGTTAGTCGTAAAATCTCATTTAATTTCGGCGATAGGCGAAGTTTATGCAATAATGCGAATTCAGCACTTAATCGTTCCGATCGACCCACCTCTTGACGGCTTGAGAACATTTCTCCTTCACCCGCAATCCACCAGATCAAATTGATATTCAACTTTTCTCTACCCAGTCGCAAGGCTTCACTAGGTAGATCTTTAGTCCTACCTTGCAGATAGTTACTGAACGCTTGTGGCTTCATACCTATCTCTTCAGCAAATTTCGCTTGCGATAAGTTCAATTTTTCAATTATTTCTTTAGTTCTTTTTCTCAATTCTATACACAATTACTGTATTTTTAACTTGACATTCATACACATTTTGTGTATGGTCATTTTAGGCGGGACATAACTCGCCAACGAGTCGCCCAAAGCCGGATTATATACGCGTTTTGTTTTCGTTACACACGGAACCCAAACTCACAGGTTGAAGCGAATTCGCAATCACAAAACGGAGGCACTATGATCATCACGAATGGGGATGAATGTAAGGATTTTATCTGCATCACCTTGCGAATGAAAACACTCGCGAAGTTTGCAAGAGAAGCGGAAATAAATTACGACTATCTCTCAAAAAGTTTAAACGGCCAACACTCCTATACGGAAATAAGGGAAGCATTCAAGAAATGGAATGTTCCTTACAAAATGGACCGAGCACCCAGGGCCTACACAAAACGTAAGACCGGGAGAGCCGCGTGAAACAAGATAAAGAACCCGATTATCTAAGTTTGATGCGTCGTAACACAAGCGAAACCTCGCTTATCGATCCGATCGTTCTCGCTGGTATGGAAGATAAAATCATTTCTCACATAGCTGAATTTATGAGGGAACAATTTCCTACATTCGATTGGCGTTGGGACGATCATACAGAAATGAATGATCGTGAAATTACTACGATCTGTTTGATAAAGAATGACATAGCGTTTGTTTGTTCGAAGGAATGGAAAAAGATCGTAGAGTTTATGAGCATTGTTGAATACATTCTCGAAGAGGAATACGGAGAATGATCAAAATCCACGAGAGAATCACTTTGCTTAGAAGATCGATTCTTCTATCCAAACTTTACAAGAAAGACGGAAGCAGAAGGACTCATTTTGAAATCATCGAGGCTCTTCTTAGCCGGAATGCAATTCTGGATGCGTTTATCCAGGATCGGGAACTTGCTGGTGAATTCTCTGAGTGGTCGAACGAAAATTTGATTCAGGAGAAAACAGATGAAGAGAATTAATCTATGCGCCTTTTGTGGAGAGGAGACGAAGACATTTCAAAACAATCTTTGTTCGAAGTGTCTTCGCCCGAGTATGAAAAGAGGATCCGCAACGATAGACAATCTTCGGCCTCTTACCCCAAAAACCAATCTAATCGAAATCAATAACTTTCCGGAAGGTGCCGCATGAATACCACGAAGAGAGAGAAAACTTTAAAGATTCTTAAAACGACGAAACGTGTTTTTGATGAATGCTGGCGGGAAGTTCCCGAACACATGACTCGAAAATTGAATGCTGGCGAGTTGGCTGAATACATGGGAAGACACGTTCTGCCTGTCATCACAAAGCGGATGCTTTCGAATCCATACCTGCAATCAAAAGTTACAAAGCGATTGATTGGGGTCGCATAAAGAACTAAGGATGAAACCGATTAAACCAAAAAGATTTCTCGTAAACGGGAATGTTGCTCACGATCGGAGATTCTGGAGGAGAGGACGAATCCTTTCCCAAAGGCTAGAGCAAGTAATCATCGAATCGAAATTCAACCTAACCGATATCGCCTTTAAGTTCTCTGTTGGCCCAAATAAATACGATTCCAATTTATTAGGGCCAATCGAAAGAAGTCACCTCTCCAAGGTGATCAAGGGAATCCGTAATACCCCTCGTTACGTGAATGCCTTAGAGGAATCATGGAAACTCCCGATCAAAACGATCAGGCAAATTTACAAAGAAGATAAAGAAAGGGAATCCAAGGGAGAGAAGCTGAATTTTGAAGAGATCCGCGAATTTGCGAATTGGTATATAAGCATATTAAAATCTCAGGCGGTTGCATCTTGAACTCACTAAAACCAAAACTGAAAAACAAGACCGATATCGAAATCATAAGAGTCTTTCTAAAAACTCCAAATATATTCCGTCATTATCTCGACGTCGCACTTTTGACTCGAAATGAAAAGCGTATCCGAACGGTTCAACGTAGTCTCGTTCGTTTAAAAAACGCCGGATTGCTTGGAAAGTATCGCCTTGGTTACTTTCTCAACGCAGAGATTATAAATTCCATGTATGGAAAGATCACCGACATCCGTAAGAATCCTCTGTCCATTGATGTTCCTTATTCGATGGGTCGGAGTGTCCCCCTTGAATTACAACTTATTAAATTCTTTCTTTCAGAACCTAACGGTTTTTGGACCGTCAATGAACTTTCTCTTTTGATGGCAAGAGCCGGATCAACTATTCAATACAACTTAGATACGTTATGCGAATATCATATAATTTTGAAAGACGAAAGTGATAATCAAAAAATGAAAACGAATCCGATCAGCTATAAACTGCATCCAACTTACGCAATGGATTTATCGAGAGAGAAATCAATCATTTTGAAAACAATTAAGGAGACAATCAATCAATGAGTGAAACAACCACGACCGACGTCAGTTTGGTTCCGAAAACAGAAATTTCTGAAAGAGAAGAAAAAGCCAGAGCCATTTTTCTTGATCAAAGAATCTGGGGGAATTTAACCGCCTTCATGTTTGATCTGAAAGAAATGCGGGATAGAAAGTATTTTGAAAAACTCGGATACGAATCCTTTCAAAATTATCTAAGCGCGAGAAAGCCGAGTTTCATTCCGATAAGTTTTGCACAAAACGTTCTTCTCCTTTCAGACAAAATTACGCAGGAGGATTATTCCAATTACGACGAGAACAACACTCCAACTTTAATCAATCTTGCCAAAGACTCGGACGTCTACCAGATCAAAGGACAGGGAAAAGTAATTTTGTTAGATGGGCGTGAGTTATCGATCGATGAATACGAGTCGATTCGAGCCGAGGAAATTGCACAGACGACAAAAGTTTATCAAGAAGCCTTAACGTTGGTCGGTGAACATAAGAAACTTCAAAGAGATAAAAAGAAATCAGATCGTGACCTTGAAGTGAACGAGAAACTCGTAACTCAGCAGAATGGCGAAATTTCGAAACTTAAAGAAGCGTTAGACTACGTTGCACAAGAAAGAGGAATTGATGCGGATCATCTAACCGCTATAGCCACAAAGCAAGGTGCATCAAAACATATAACCGATCTTTATGTAAAATTAGAACAGGCGATTACCTCTTTGAATAGCATCGATGAAACGTTGAAAAGCGACATCGATATCGCCGGATCGGTTCTACAATTCGAATCCCTACTCAAACTTTCCGTTACAAAATTAAACGCCGCCTGGAATCCGCACTTCTTCGCTTTGCAGGACCAAGGTTCGGAAGATTAGGACCAGAAAAGAGTCAAGGGGGGATTGTATCCCCCTAGGAAAAAGGACATGGCAAGAAGAGAAATAGACATCATCATCTTAAACGAACGACACACGATGTGGAAGAACGCGGAAAGAAGAGAAGAAAAACTGAATGTAGTTTCTACTCTTGCGGAACAGTTCGGCGTTTCCACAGGAACCGTCTACGCTCGTTTTAGAGAAATAGAGAATGGTGTAAAAAGAACAGTCGTTGCTGGATACAGTGGGAAACCGCAAACACGGAAAAGAAAAGAACAACTTGATGAAGAAAGGTCTCACATTCTTTCCATAGCTCTCATCAAACGTGGAGGCAAGGTCGGAAGACAAGGATATGGGACTTCCACCGAGCTCGCGATCACTGCCGCTGAGAATGAAGGACTTATTCCGAAAGGAAAATACACTCGGTCCACAGTAGATCGTCTTCTGAATGAATACGGAATATCTACAAAGCTGATCGACACGCCGACCGTTTCGACAGAGTTACTCAGTCGGTATCCGAATCATTGTTGGTTCTTGGATGCGACTGTCAAAAATCACTACTTCCTAAACATAGAAAAGTCGCGAATCGATTATCGAGACGACATCAAATACGACGCATCCCACGGGATGGATATCTTGGAGAAGAATTCTCTCAAAAGAATCTGGGATTACTTCATCGTCGACAACTACTCGAAGGCGTATCTCAAAATGACGTTTGCGCCAGATCCGAAAACGCCCGGTGCACGAAACGGCGGTGAGAACACAGCTGACTGGATTCATTTCCTAACGTGGGCAATGATGGAAAAGGAGGATCGCCGGATTCCAATCCACGGCATTCCGAAACTTATCTTTTGCGACAAAGGTTCCGGTTTGAATTCAGATCAGATGAAAACATTTCTCGGAAGACTCGGAATCGAAATCAGAACCCATCTTCCAGGTCACGCGAGCGCGAAAGGCGCGGTTGAAGCGAGGATCGGTGGATACAAAAGAACTTTTGGCGTTACGATAAACCGAAACCGGATCTACTCGCTACAAGAACTCCAGGATCTTGATAACCGTTATCTAATGTTTGATAACAAAAAGCGAGGAAGTTTTGAAAAATGGATGAACGGAACACGGGATAATCCTGTTCTCAAAGTGACGAGGAAAAACATTCAAGATGCGCTCGTTACAGAAATGACCAAAACAATAACCGCATACGGAACGATCCTAATCAATAAAGAGGAGTTTTTCGTAAGCGCCGAAATTCCGAAAGGCACAAAGGTATCCGTCTTCACAAACTTCGAAGGAAAACGATGCGCACAAACAGATGACGGAAATATTTATTTAGTCCAATCGCACGGTAAGATTAAACGCGATATCGAGAATTACGAAATTCTCGATGGAAAGGGAGCGGATGTTCGTGAGACAGAACTTCACCAACTCCGAAAAGTAATCCAAACAACCGCGCGAAAATTTAAAGAGAAAATCAAACCGGAATCCTATCTCTCAGAAACTAACATCGCTTTCTTCCCCGCACAAGGAGAGGACGCGGAAACTCACGTCGCGATGGCACCGGACAAAGTGCTCAAAGTGGAAGAAGCGATCATGTATGTTTACAAAGAGACTGGATTCACTGCGGATGAGATCGGGGAGGAAGACGTTCAAAACATGGAAACAGTATTCGGAAAAATGATTGAACAGTTCGGCTACGTTCCTTCCGAGATACTTTACAAAATTGTAAACATCTATCTCAACACCGGAACCGAAGGATAAGAAGTTTTTAAATTAAGGAGTTACTACCAATGAGCAAAAGATTAGAAGAATCACACGAAGTATTTGTAAGAACCAAGAATTCGACTCGAATCTTGAATTTCTGCACGAACATCGCTGAAAAAAACCAGTGGACCGCGATCATCGGACAACCCGGATCCGGAAAAACCGAAATCAAAAAGGAACTCCTTCGGGTTCTCAGAGGTTTACCGGATAAATACATCGTCGTCGAAGTTCCAGTTTTCTATTCTATTCAGCCGCGAACAGCCGCGATCATGAAGGAATTGATCAAGTCGATCAATCCAGACGTTCATGTTCCTGGTTCGATCGAATCAAAATACCGTCTTCTTAGAAGCGTCCTGGTCGAGGCGCTTACTGCAAAGAAGAAAGTCGTTATGGTTTTCGAAGAATCCCAAAACCTCAGCCACAACATGATGAGAGAATTGAAGATGCTTCACGAAATTGAAGGTATGGGAAGATCAAATCTTTTCTCGATGATCATGTTTCTGAAAACGTCTCCAAAATTTGAAGAGGTGTTTAAAACCAGAGAGATCGGAAAGCGAGTTCTTGTGGAAAACATGCAACTTCCAACGACCGCGGAGGCTTTTGAAATCGCCGAAAAAAGATTCGCTCTTTCCTTTCAGGATCAATCAGCGAGATCAGAATTTCTCCAAGCGACCGGAGAATATCCGGCAACAATCAAACATATCGCACAAACACTGTGGGCGCAACCAGGGTTTACCGGTAAAGTCACGAAAGCAATTCTCCACGCCTCAAAAATTTCAGCATTCAAAGAGGCTCTTTCGGAATACGGAATTACAAATCGTGAAATTAAAGCTTATTTCAAAAGGACAAGGAATGAAGACGTCGCCCTCGGTGTCGTCAGCGAATCGATAAACCACAAACGGAACGGAAAGGTGGCGGAAGAAATTCGTAAAGCCGCAGAAGAAATGCTTTCCGCATCCAAAGAGGCAAAAGCCGTATAACGCATTTTTTTATAAGGAGAAAAAATGGAAACCAACACAGAAGATAAAAAAGGAAAATCACAATCGATCCAAATCACGACCGAGGAAGAGAAACTCAAGGCCGTGGAGAGCATCCAGATCGCTGATTTGGAACTGAAGGAGAAAGAAAGCGCAACGAAGAATTTGGAAGACGAGCTTGAACAACTGAACAAGCGAGCGATCGAAATCAAACAACTCATCACAGACAAGAAAAAGTCTTTCGCTGAGGATAAGAAGAAACTGAACCAGATGATTACGAACTTAAAGGACGCACTCGCGAACTACGAGATCGATAAAGTCCTGGGTAAGACTGCCGCTTAAAAGGAGGATTCGAATGGCAAACGCGAAGAAGAAAGCAGTTAAGAAAAAAACTGCTAAGAAATCGACGAAGAAATCAACATCCGGAAAGAAAATTCCTTCTGCGAACGTTGTGTCTTCATCCAACAGCGGAGTCGCTGTGGATATGACTCCGAAGAGTTCCGAAACGAAAGAGTAAGGAGGATACCGTGGCTAAGCAAAAGAAATCTGGAAATACCGCAAACGTGGATTTACCGGATAACAATTACAAAACCCGCGTCGACCTCACCCAAGCTGTAGCCCAGCTTGGGGAGATCAAACGGGAAAGAGATCGAATCAAAAGCAAAACCGACGACCAAATCAGCAAGCTCCAAATCGATCTACAGGAAGAGATTACTCCTCTGGATCTAAAAATCCAGCACATTGCGTCCGGGATAAAATTCTTTGTGGATAATCATAAGGAAGAACTCTTTCCGGATCCGGAATACAGGACTTGCAAACTGACAACGGGTGCTTTGAAACTCAGAAAAATTCCGGCATCCGTTAAAACGAGGGCAACCGAAAAGTTCTTTGAAAGAATCCTTTCCAAAAATGGACTCCTGGAAAAGTTCAATGCGCTGGTCTCCAAGTTAAGTGGCGTGTATCTCCGCGTAAAACTGGAACTCAACAAGGAACAGATCCTCGCCGAACCATTGAAAGCGATTCAGAAAATCGGAGTGGAGTTGAATGAAGAATCTGAACGGCTTTACATTTCTCCAAGCGAAACCGACGTAGAAATCGAAGCAATTGGCGAGGCGGCGTAATGAACGATTCCGCTTCTGAAGTTACTTACTCAAACTTGCTCTCCCGCGTGGAGAGCCTTTTGTCCGAAAGACAAAAGACGTACATCCAAAAACCGGGAATGGAGAGTAAGGCGTTAAACCAATTCATGTTGGCAAACATTCCCGCGAAGAAAGTCCTCGAACTTATCGAGAAGATTATAGATATTCGCCGACATCCAAAAATGAAGTTAGATCCTTTTTGGATCGGAGCAACCGAGAACGTTTCAGGCGCCTATTCCTATATGCAAAAAATCGATACCGTTCACTCAGCACTCTGGCCGGAGGCGGAAAAGAAAAAGGAAGAATCGAATCGTAAATCTCCAAGCCTCGGATGGATCGGATTTCTTGCCCTCGCCGAGGGTGCAGGAGATTCTTCTCGAAGAGAAATCCGGGATATGATCATTAAAGAATCGATAGAAGATAAAACGATCTCTGTTCCAGCATGTTCAGATAGCGTTAAGTTACTTCTAAAAAGTTTTTTTGAACCGGCTGGATGGATTTTGACTATAGGAGAGAAGAAAGATGCAGTCAACGTTTAAAGCACAACTAAAAATTCAATTGGAGGATTTGGAATTTAACGACTTTACGGACGCTGTTCTTGATGAATACGGATCCGTAAACATAGCGACAATGACACTCTTTGTAAAAAAACGCATAGGAATTTCGCAAGCTACAATCGAAAAATTGAAAGAGGTTCGCAAAGGATGAAGCGACCACTAACTGGACACATCGATTGTTATTCGGATGATCCGAGCGTTGGAGATACTTTCTATTCAGCGGACGTAAGGGACACGATGATCCTTGGTCGATGTAAGCACGGTTATCACGGTGGTTACCCTGCGGGATTTTTGGAAAGAGCGCGGCTTCTTCTTGTGGGAGGCGATCAGGATGCCGCGATCTGGCACATTCCGGGTGGAAGAGCGAGAGAATATAACGGAGTTCGCGGCGGTGTGAATTTATCAGGTTTCGGAAAGAATGATCTTACAATCGATTTAGATCCGGAATGTAATCCGGATATTTGTATGGATGTACGATTCATCGATACTCATTTTTTTCCGGACGAAAATGGATCGTTAACCCATATTCCATCGAAAGCACAACTCGATTTATTCGAATCGGCTTCTGAAGAACGAATACTGTTACGGAATTTATGCAAACCGAAAGCGATCATTATAGATCGTCCTTACGACGAAGAGAATGCCGACTGTTATGCTCCAGGAAGAAAGTTTCTTCCAAACCTAAATAAACTCCTTACTGACTGTTTAAATCTTGTCGATAAGGGAAATCTCGTCGGTGTCCTTGACTATAAATGGCCGAATCCCTCACCAAGAGCGATGTATGAAGAGGTGAATGTTGTCTCAGTAGGAACTGGTAGAGGATGCAATGCTCGTTGGTTTACGATTTGGAGAAAGCGATGATCCAGATGTATTACGGAAGAATCATCTTTTTAGATGGTGAATTGTCGATCTCTCTTCCTTTCGCAATTCAAGCAAAATCAATTCAGCAAGCTTTCGAACTTTTGAAAATAAAGTATGAAATACATGAGAATCAAATCTTTGATTTGAAAATCACAAATCGAAAAGCCTTGAAGGATCACAAAGAAAGTTCTCTTCAAAAATATAAGGAGTCACTCTTAAAATAATGAGAACTGCTTGCGTGGAATTATCTACTAAAATTTTGTGTAGCACCATGAGAACCGATCTACACTACGCAAACTGTTTCAAAATATTTCCAACAATACCAGATAAATCAATTCATCTGATTCTATGCGATCTCCCTTATGGAACGACTGATTGTGAATGGGATATACTTCTTCCTTTCGAGGCTCTTTGGAAGGAATACGAAAGGATCATTACTGACAACGGAGCGATTATACTTACAGCGAGTCAACCTTTCACTACTAAGTTGATTAATAGTAATCCAAAACTTTTCAGATACGAACTCATTTGGTATAAATCGAAAGCAAGCGGCTTTTTGAATGCGAATAAAATGCCCAACAAATCGCATGAAAATATTCTTATATTCTATAAAAAACTTCCTACTTACAATCCACAGAAATATCAAATCGATCCAAAATTCCAACGAAAAGGTAAATCTAAAAAGAAACCGCAGTCGTCCCTCTTCAATATTCGAGGAAAGAAATCTGAATCTTATCAATACTTTGATAACGGCTTAAGACATCCGGATTCCGTTCTTTGCTTTCCGAGCGAAATGCGAAAAGGGATGCACCCAACGCAGAAGCCAGTCGCTTTGATGAAATTTCTCGTCAGCTCCTATTCAAATGTCGGAGATACGGTTTTAGATAATTGTATGGGAAGCGGAACAACGGGCATAGCATGTGTTGAACTCGATCGTAATTTTATAGGTATCGAACAGGAAGAAGAGTTCTTCGAGTTAGCATCAAGAAGGATTGCGACCGCAAACAAAATCAGAAGACTCGAATCGATTGAATCTGCATTTTCGAAACAAAAAAAAGAAACGGAGAAAAATCTATGAACTCGGACGCGATAGAAGTAGTTTTACTTTATACTCTTATTGGAACATTATCCGTTTGGTTTGTTTGTGCACACCTCGCCATGTATATCTGGATTCTAATCTCAGTGTTATTTCCAGAGAATTCTCTACCTGACTGGGATCGATCACCAGATTGGGCAAAATATCGGGCAATGGATAAAAATGGAGACTGTCATTGGTATGAAAAAAAACCGATCCCAGATGAATCGGAAGAACAATGGGTTCCTAACTCAGGTGGTAGGTGGGAAGTGACCGAAGTTATTCATGAGAACTGGCATGCAAGTTTAGAGAGAAGACCAGAATGAAGGCGTTATCAGTTCGTCAACCCTGGGCATATTTGATCATTCGACCTGATATTCCAGATCCGAAAGACCGAGCGATCGCATGGGACAATGGTGAAATCAAAGATATTGAAAATCGTAATCGGAAAACAAATTTCAGAGGTAGATTTTTGATTCATGCGAGTCAAATATTTGATTCTGAAGGTTTGAAATTTGTCCAACAGAATTACAAGCTTTGTTTAGGTATGACTGCTAAAGATTTTGATTTTGGATGTATAATCGGTTTCTCGATATTGGCTGAATGTGTTGAAGAATCCAATTCAAAATATTTCTTCGGAAAGTTCGGATACATTCTCAGAGATTCAAAACCGATACACCCGATTCCCTACAAAGGACGGTTAGGATTTTTCGATATTAGTATCGATCATCTGTTGACAATTAAAACCGAAATACGATGATTAAGTTCAATTCATTTTATCCCGAGTAGGGAAATATCATGTGCAATAGATTCGCTCAATTAGTAAGACATGCGGACGGTACGGAAACGTGGTTACCTCCCCATTACGATGAAATCGATCTCGAGTTTTCACGTAGAGCTCGCGACGAATGGTTAGCACACCGTTCACAGGAACGCTCGCCAACAGATCAAATTAACCTCGTGAGTGAATCAAAAGATGGAATAAATCGAATACATACCTTAACGTGGGGATTCCATCCGAAATGGGCCGAAGGACCGTTGATGAACTCACAATCAGAAAAATTATTCGATTCGCCCGTTTGGAGTAAGTTTGCATTTAACAGGTGCGCGATCCCCGCCTTAGAATTTTATGAATGGAAGGAAGTAAAGGGAAACAAATTTAAACACCGAATATTCTTCCCCAAAAAACCAGAATTCTATTTCGCAGGAATTTACGGTTCATCCAAAAAGGCAGGCGTTGAAGATACGGAAAACTTTTACTGGGTAACAATCCTGACTCAAGAAGCGAACTCCCTGATGAGAGAGATTCATAACTCAGGAAAAAACAAATGGCGTCAGCCAGTCGTTCTTGATGAGGGACAAATTGAAAAGTGGTTGGATAAAAAATTAACCTCACATACGGAGATTAATTCCCTGATGCGGCCATACCAATCTTCGGAAATCGAGGCAGTGGAAATAAAGTCATCCGGATCACAAATGGAATTATTCTGATGAGTAATTTAAAAATGATTTGGACACTGAAATCAAGAGCGGGATTATCAGAAGATAATTTTAGAGCGATAGTCATCGGAGTATCCGGTCAAGATTCCACAAAATCGCTCTCGGAACTTGAACTAAAAAAAATTACAGAAGTAATTTTTAAGCTTCATCCAGAATTGAAAAAGAAAAACTGGAAAAGTAGAACACCGGAAAAATATCCTGCCGTCTCCTATAAAGAAAGAAATCTCGCGACTCTAAGAACCCCAGATCAGCTGAAGTATTGTCAGGACATAATTTCCGCCGTGAATTTTTCTACCAAATATAAAGAACTTAGTTTAGATTCTCTTTCTAAAAAAACATTCGGAAAAGGTTTTGAAAGACTAACTCGACACCAAGAACAATCTCTCATAGAAGCGCTCAAAGGAATTTTAATCCGAAGTCATAAAGAAGAATTCGAATCCTATCTTCGTAAGGATTTAACGCGGAACGAGGCTCTTAACAGACTTCTTCGAGTTATTCTTATCCGGAAATTGGCGGTTTGAAGTGAATTTGGAATGCGATTTCCTACGTTTTAAGAACGTTATTTCGTTTTATTTCTTCGGTATATTCAAGATTTATAGTTGTTTCGTTTCTAATATTCTGTCTATAGTCTTACTAAAAACCCTTCAAAAAGCCCCTTAAAAGCCAGTTTTCCCTCCGTTTTCCGAAGTTACCGTTTAGACTTTACTGCGGATGAAGATCTTTAGTTATAGGGGGGGATATTTACTTACGATTGATGATCCTCTTTATTCTGGAAGAGCTTTGTACTGGTTTAACGAACCAATTATCGGGTCAGAAAAATTTAGAAGCATCGCTAAAAGATCTAAAGTTAGTTTAGGAGAGAGATACACCCCGGAATTTCACATTGAGTTACCCATTGCTAGAAGTTTTGATGGATTGTTTTTAAATTCTTCGTGGTGGGACCTTCTCAGGGTAAAAAAATCGGACTTAAAAGATATTGGCGTAGATACAATTTCCTTCTTACTTAAAGAAAGCAAAAAAGGGAATAAATCATTAGATAAGGAAAAAATAGAAAGTTTAAGCGCGCTGCTTAATTTCATATTAAGTGAGATTGGAAATGGGATCACTTACAAGGATTTTCACAAAAGAATTGCGGTTATAAGCTCTTCGCTTGAGCAACTTTCTGAGCAATATAGTAATGTTAATAAAGTTGCGTACGATTCGATTGATTGGTCTGAAATAAGAGAGTATTCAAAATCTAAATTATATAAGCTTGAGAGCGTTGTCGACGAATTACTCTATTTCGTTAAGCAAAAGAAAACCATTCTATCCCAAACGAAATCTGCTCTCCTTCACGGTGAGGCTGGAATTGGAAAATCGCATCTCCTATGCGATTTAAGCTTACATAGGATAAATGAAAATTTACCCACTTTATTCTTATTAGGTGCACAATATCGCGGGGGAAATCCGACAGATTTTATAAAAGAGTCTTTAGATTTACAAAACTTTAGAAATTCACAGGTACTAGGGGCTTTGGATGCTGCAGGTGAAGCTTCAGGCACGAGAGCATTGATTGTCATTGATGCTATAAATGAAGGCAACTATAGGGATGAATGGTATGATCAAATTACAGGTTTCTTATCTGATCTATCGGATTTTTCGAATATTGCAATTCTATTCAGCTGTCGGGATACATATCTAAATTACATTCTT